AAAACAGTACAAGCTAATGATGATGCATACGACGCCAACTGGACAGAAGAAGGCGCAATAACAAACTACTTAGATCACATAGCAGAAAACAAAGATAGAGAGAGAAACTAATGACAGCACAACAATACCTCGCTAAGTTCGGGCTGGATGCAAATCCGGCCCTTTTCACCAATGTACGTAACGGCAAAGACATGAAGCCAAAGTACAACTCATACTGTATCTATGATGGAGTTAGTCAACTAGACAGACGGTCTCGCATCATATGTGTCATGTCTAACTGCCAGACCAATAATGAGGAATGGAACATCAAGACTGGTGACATGATTCAGTCATACATCATCATGCGTGATGTACATCCACAAGTTGCAATCGACCAGCTACTTGATGGCTGTATCTGTGGTAACTGCACACACCGCAAGCGACGCAAGCGCCACACTCGTACTGCCAAAGTTAAGGATGTACGTACTTGCTACGTCAACATCGGCAAGGGTACAGCAGCTGTCTGGGAGTCATTCCAGAAAGGCAACATACCAATTGTGTCTAGTACTGTTGCTGCTACCATTCAGGTAGTTGCTGGCAAGAAACTACGCATGGGTACATACGGTGATCCTGTTGCTGTACCATTCCCAATCTGGGGTGACATGCTACGCTATGAGCTTGGTCATACAGGTTATACACACCAGTGGCGTATGCCAATAGCACAACCATTTCGTGGTGTTCTTCAGGCATCATGTGACTCATACGTCGATCGATGGGAAGCCAAGGAAGCTGGCTGGGGTACGTTCCTAGTTCGTCCACACGATGGATATATTGACAAGCGCCACACTGCTTATGCCCGTGGCGCCAAACAATGCCCAAGCGATCCATTCATTAACGAGATGCGAGTAATGCGGAATATGCTGAAAATGCATACTACATGCGACACTTGTCCTGCATCTCTACGCTGTGATGGCGATAGCGATATTGTCATCCGTGCCCACGGCTCAGCTGCGCTGTGGGTTTAATTAAACACAATAAACACGAGGTAAATAAACATGTTCTATTCAATAGCAGATTACGACGAGTGGTCAACTGACCACTGGGACGGACAAGGGCACTACACCAAAGACGGTGAGTGCCTATCACCAGCCAATGGCGCATACTTTATGGCAGCCCTTGGTAGGCGTATCTTTAATACGTCCCTTATTCGATATACCGATGCAGCAATACGTCGCTTTATCAGTGAAGAAGAAGCACAAGGAGAGGTAAAAGTTACCGAAGATGAAATCACAAAGTTCATTGCCTTAGTACAGTCCGTGTACCACGAACGCACCATAGAAGAATTCAATGAGGCTATGTGGGAGTACATCAATGACTCTACATACAGCGAGTGGAATGACATATTTAGTGCGCATGACTTAGGTTTTGCATGCAAGTTAGAAGAACCAGAATTTTGGGTAACACATTGACAGTAGAAGAGATTGATCAAGATCAAGAGAATTTTGAGAACGAGTTGCGATGGCTGCGGGAGAAATACCCGCAGTTTTATATTGAAGTATGGGGGCCATACGATTTTGCATTGCAACTTAATGATGATGGATACCCAACTGGAGACGAGCTTGCACAGGCTGCAGCAGACAACTGGGATAAATGGGTAGGTGTAGTCGAAGTACTACACGACACATTTGATGCTCACGTTGGTACAAATTGGGATCGACTCACACAAGCAATAAAGGAGATTAATAGAGATGACAGATAACTACACATTTGAGCACATGACGCTCACTATTCAATCCATCAACACGGAGTGGTGGTACGAGATGATGATGGACATGATGCAATACAACGATTGGGTCAAGAATGTACGCACCGTTGAACATACAGATACAAACTGGGTGCTTGAGATTATTGATGATGAATGTGAAACACATCTCATATCAGATTTAAACGTATTGGAACACCTGCGTAAATGCTGGTCAATTGGTGATCGTACGTTTTTAGAACCACAAAATATCGATTACGACATCATCGACTGCATTGTGCAGGAGTTGTGCTTTGGTGAGTTAGTTTACGGATAAGGAGTAACACAATGCCTAATTGGTGCGTTAACACATTTATTGTTTCTGGTGACAACATCGACGATGTAACAAAATGGCAAACAGAAAACACAACTGTAGATAAACACGGTCTTTACCAAGTAGATTTCAATGGATCAGTACCCATGCCAGATGAAGAAGATGGCAACAACTGGTACACATGGTCTTTGTCTAACTGGGGTACTAAATGGAATGCATGTTACGGATGCATACTAGAGAGCATTGGTAACGACAACGAGTTACGGTATTCGTTTGACACAGCATGGGGTCCACCACGTGAGTGGTTCATCACTATGAGCGCAAAGTATCCCAAGCTTAGCTTTGCAATGCACTACTCAGAACCGGGGATGTGCTTTGCTGGCACTATGAGTAGGCAAGATGGTTACTTTGACGAAGTCCAGCGAGTTAATGAAGAGTTGACTGATGAAGACAAAGAAGCCATGGGATACACACCATGCGAGTGTTGCAATGGCTGGGAGGAAGAATGCATGTGTGATTAATTACCTACGGTATAATTGACCGGGAATTCACCATAATTTGTGGAGCGTGAACAGCCACTTCAGGCTCCACAAACTTTTATCAAGGAGATTTATGTTAGAAAAGTTATCAAATTTAGTTAATGCAATGTCCATTACTAGTGAGTATAGAGACGGTTGGAAGCACATTGAAACCACTGTTGCCACTAATGGAATTGTCACACTAAACTGGCCCAAACTAAAGCTGAAGATTATTTCATTTAAAATGCCCGACAATTGGGATGGGTCAACTGAACAAGCGGAAGCAATACAAACTATTGACACACTGTATTACTTAGACAAGTCAGAGGGAGAAGTCGTTTGGCGAACAAACAGTAGTCATGTCCAGCATAACTGGGATTCACTCACTAGGGTTCGCGTGTCTGATATTGTTGATCGATTCTTTGATGGGTCTTGGACACCACCATGGAAATGTGGATTCTGTTCAAGCCGTCATGCTGGTAAGCTTCAACCCAAATACTAATGCCTTTACCGACAGCTAGAGTTAATCGGCCCGTACTTTATGAACTAGAGTACGGGTCAGAGTCTTTGTATATACGAAGTAGCGAGACTGCTATAGCCATATACAAAGAATGGGTAGCACATGCCATTAAAGCAAAAAGCACTTGCAGTTTGACGTTATACGCATTGCTTAGCCCAACTCCATCAAAGGTATACACAGTCACACAGATATCAACACTTCTAAACGGCGGTTGGGATTCAGCCAAGATGCAACACTACTCCATAAAGAATGGAGAAGTTGTAGATGTGTACATCGGTAAACGTGCATACAGATATGAGTATGGGCATTACAAATACAGAAAAACAAGGAGGATGAATGTAGAACTTGCAGAAGTATTTACACTTTTCTGTGGAGATAAAAATCTTGTGGAGTTGTGTATAAGATCTCCTAACTACGGCATCTTTTATGGTGCGCTTACATTGGAGAATCAGACAGATGAAATGCAACGAATCAAAAAATACTCAAGACACTTATACAATATGTGCAATCGGCGTGGCCGATATTTGGAATCCAAAGCCCCTCTACAAATGCGGGTGCGAAAACTGCAAGCTGGCGTATCAACTTAATCGTACGGCAGCAGCTTTTGTTAGTTTGGGAATAAAGTTGCTTGGGTATTTAGTAATTCTATGGCTGTACAAATAACTGAAAAAGACTTACAACGGCAAGTCATAACAATGTTAATCAATCTTGGCTACCACGTTCTTGAAACGGGCAAGGCAAGATCTTTACAGAAGTGTAAGACTTGTGGGTCTAAACAGTATGCAACAGGATGGCAGGGAAACTCACCCGGCCTTCCTGATTTGTATATCCATTCCAAACAATGGGAACGCGGCATAGCCGTAGCCATTGAACTGAAAACAGAGAAAGGATCAGTAAGAGATACACAAAAGATAATTAACGAGTTAGGCTACACATACATTTGTAGATCAATGGGAGCTGTCCTAAGAGCAATTCTTTCCATTGAAATGCATATGAACAACGAATCAAAAGTTGATCAACTAAAAAAGGTTATAGAGATAAATGGATTTTAAAGTTTGCGACTTGGAAAATATGGATTATGTCTTCAAGCAGAATCATTGCGACAAGTTATATGTTGGTGTCATTGAAGTCAATGAATCAGATCAGTATGCAATACTTACCAATGCATATTGGAAGTATTTATTCATTGGCGATAGCGAGAAAGACATCATAGATGACATGTCTAAATACAATGTGCCTATTGATGCACAAAAGTTCGAGCATATACCTTTAGTGCAGATTATGCGCACATGGCGGTCTGCTGTGTACCGGGGTCACAGACTACTTATTCTTGGATGCAATGATGACATGGCTGGTACATTTCTTTCATATCCAAATGGACCTGTTTATCCATCAGTACATCAGGGTATTTTGTATGTACGTTTGACACCCGGAGATGACTCGTCAATCTTTATGCACAATGGGCATCCATTAATTGCTGGTGCATACGATGATCTACTTGCACAGCTCATTCAGATCAATCAAGACGTAGCTCTTGGTATTTACAGTGGTGTACACGAAGTTATAGGCAGTGACCTTTATCGATTTTGGAAGCGTCACAAAACAGCTATTAATTTCGATAATGTATTAGACTTGGTTATCAGCATCAAAAATAGTGCTGCTTATCGAGAGATGCAAATTAAGAAAGAGAAAGAAAACAATGTTTAATCCACGAGATCATTTCATCAACTTAAAGGGCAAGCAGTACTTGCCCGTCGCAGCTCGTATCGCTTGGTTCAGAGAAGACCATCCAGACTGGACAATCATGACGTATGCAGTACCCGATCTTTCGGGTACTGATTACACTACATTTGCCGCAGAAATCTTAGATGGCACTGGAAGGCTTATTGCCAAAGCTCATAAGACAGAGCATGAAAAACACTTTGCTGATTACCGCGAGAAAGCAGAAACAGGCGCCATTGGGCGAGCACTGGCTTTATGTGGCTATGGTACGTTGTTTGCTCAAGAGTTAGAAGAACCGATGACACCAGCTGGTGATATGCGTATCGTAGACGCACCGCAAACCGTAAAGGTCACAGGCACGGCAACAACACTTACACCGGGCAAACAGTTTGCTCTTGAGTGTAAACGTATCTGGGGAACTGGCATCACCCCATCAGACATGAAACGTGTCTTTACTAAATTGGCTGGCAATATTGATACAACAGACGAAAACTTACGCCTTGTAGTAGAGGTACTGCAAGGTTTTAATACACCTGAAGAAGCAGAGTCAGTGTTCTTGGCAGAGGAGGATTAAATTGGATCTAACTAAGTTTGACATTATTGGAGACAGTTATTTCAATATCGAGACAGGTGAGTATGCTGGTCCAGTTGATGGTTGGCTAGGCGATGAACTTAAAACAGAAGATGACGTTCTTTTAGCTTTGCAGCGTTTACTAAAATACGAGACAGAATTAAAAGCAGAACAGCTTTCTACTCAATCAATCATTGATCGATGTAAGTCAATGGTCAAAGACAAAGAACGTAAGGTGCATTGGCTACAAGCCAAGTATGGTACACAGATTGCTGCGTTTGCTAAGTCACAGTTGCACGGCAAGGCCAAGACATGGAAGTGTCCTTGGGCACAGGTGTCATTCAGGCAGCCATCTCCAGTGTTTTACATTACTGAAGACGAACGTGCTGTTAACCTTGTGCCTAAAGAAGCCGTTAAGATTGAGTTGTCTATTCTTAAAAGCAAGATACCAAAAGAAGTGCAACTTACACTGGTGGAAGAATATCCAGATGTGTTTAGTATGTCAAATCCAGATGAAACATTTAGTGTAAAGACGTTGACAGCAACAGATACCGAAGAGTAAGATTGACTGCTCCGTAACTATATTCAACGGGGCACAACTACCAAATGAAGGGCCACGGACATCAACACCGTGGTCCTTTTCTACCCATTAAGGAATGAGAATGAGTGATCAATTAGTTTATATAAATAGCATCTCCAATTCAGTAAATATATCTGAAGTAGGCATGATATTTAGCCAAGACCTCGAATACGACGAGTGGTACAAGTTGATGCAAACCCTTGGACGCTTGGAAACAGCGTTCCAATTTGCAATAGGCGATGCACTTAATTATGGAATGGCTAAGTATGGAGAAAAGTATTCCAATGCAATTGATGCAACAGGATTCGCCTATCAATCGTTAGCTAACTGGACGTGGGTTAGCAAAAGCGTGTCTATAGATAATCGTGTATCAGGCTTGTCGTGGTCGCATCACAGAGCTGTTGCTACATGCCAGCCATCAGAACAACAATCGCTATTACTTTCTGCTCAAGCAAGAGGCATCAGCGCTTCTGACTTACTTCTAGAAATACAAGGAGAGCCAGACGAAAAGAAACCATCTAAATCAATCACGTTGCCTCCGGGTTGGACAATGGATGACGCTAACAAAGCATTGGACATGATCAGCTCGTACAGTAAAGGCCTTGATGAATTAAGCGTGGTTATGGACGCGGTAATTAATTCAACAGAAGAAACTAAGGTGCAAAGGTATTGTGATCAATGCCCATACAACAACTAGGGGTTACAAATGATATCCATTTTCAATGGTATGCAACACACACTTGGTGGAGCACGTGACACTACATACATTCAGGTTCAAAGAGTACTGCGTCTATACATGCACAACTTTACCCCAAGTGGTTTTGTTGTGTTCATGGCAATCTGTTTATTCATTGACAAGGATAACTATTGCTGGCCAAGTATAGGTAAGTTAGTCGAATGTACTGGCTTGTCAGAATCAACGGTAAGGTCATCAGTCAAACACTTGTGTTCCTTAAGAATAGACGGTCATGTAATCTTAGAAGTCACCAGTAGAACTTCTCCAAACGGGAGAACAAGCTCCAATGGTTACAGGATATTTCCCGGAACACCAAATGAACCTAAGCCACACGACGTGAAGGTTATTGCAACTGAAAAGAAAGAGGTAAAGACAGAAGACGATCCGGCATTTGGTTTATATAAAGCATTCAAACGGACTAAGTTTGGAATGATATCGGAGTTGGCCATTACTGATAAGGAATGGAAGGATGCTCGCTTGACGATATGGCAAATGCACAAAGCTGGCATCACTGAAGAAGATGTCATGTGTAGAACATCTGTTCTCTTGCGCAAGTGGCCCAACAAAGATATGGTTACAGTCCGTTCACTATGGAAACACTGGGAGACGCATGCTAAACCCCAAGCAGTTTCAGAAGACATAAAGCAGAAAGTAGAGGCGTGGTTCGATGACGACGATAGATAAATTATTGGCAGTATTGTCACAGCTCCCAAGCAGTATTCAGTGGAGTGAGACAAGCCAGATGGTGTACAGGGTGGCCCTTACAGGTCTTAGTGAAGAGGATATCAGAGATGGAGCCAAGCGTATTCTTACACGTGCGAAGTTTCGTCCTACACCATCGGAAGTATTAATCAGTATTGCAACTGTAAAGTACGGCGATTACTTACCTCACAATGTAATCAATGACATTTCTGAAGCAATTCGGCTTGGTACTCAATACCACAAGTTGCATCCAACACTTCAGCATGTTGTAGCCAAGACTGGTGGACTAAAGGCATGGAGAGTAGAGCCTCCAGTTAAAGGCCAGCAGTTACAAGAAGTACTAAATGAAGTTTTATTGACAAGGATTCAGGAACACATAGATGAGCAACGCTCCGAATAAAAGCCTTGGATTTAATATCGAGGTACCTTCAGATGTTATGAGTGAGCAATCACTTATAGCATCTGTTCTTTTAGGTAGTAACCGACTGTTTAAAAGCCTTGGCTACATCAGTAGCAATATGTTCTACCGGGTCTCACACTGCTTGATATGGGATGCCTATGTAGCAATTGATAAAGCTGGTCAAGACATAGATATTGTTACTTTAAATGAGGAGCTGACAAAGCGTAATGCACTAGAGTCATCCGGTGGACTGGCTTACATTATGCAGTGCGCAGAACTGTTGCCAAGCACATCTAGTTATGAGAGTTACGCTAAGTTAGTCACTGAATATCATAGAAGGCGGGAGATTATATTCTCGTCAGAACTTGCCAGTAAAAAAGCTTCCAGCGGTGATCAAGATGTCGAGACAATCATACGCGAACTAAATAACTCTGTAAACTTTACGGAATCCGGAAACACAACTGATGATTTATCTAAATTAATTTCTGACATTGCAAATACTGCTATGTCTAGAGAAGAAGATGAAATCGACCAGACGATATCAAGTGGCTTTACAGACATAGACTCAATGACTGGGGGATGGAGAGATGGTGAGTTGATTATCCTTGGGGGAAGACCATCAATGGGTAAGTCAAGCCTTGGATTACAGTACGCATGGAATGCAGCATTACAGATGCGCACATTAGAAGAGAAGACTGGTGTACTTATAGTAAGTGCAGAGATGTCTAAGTCTATGGTTACTGCTCGTATGCTTAGTATTCAAAGCAAGGTTGATAGCCAGAAGATTCAATCAAGGCGCCTTACATCTCAAGAAAAGGATTTAGTGGCTGAAGGCATGCGCATCTCCAAGACGTTAAACATACGTGTGATGGCGGATCAATCAGTAACACTGCAGTCAATAAGAGATGCGATCAATGGAATGCGCAAGACGTGTAGGGTGGGTCTTGTTATTGTTGACTACCTGCAAATGATTGCCATGCCATCTAACGTCAAATCTGAAAACAGGACGAGGGACATTGGAGTAATTAGCCGTGGCTTAAAGGACATAACTAGAGAGTTTCATTGCCCAGTGATTGCCTTGTCTAGCTTGTCACGTGCTGTTGAGCAACGTCAGGATAAGAGGCCAATGATGTCAGACCTAAGAGAGTCTGGAGACATTGAATCGGACGCTGATGTCATTCAGTTTATATACAGAGCTGGATACTATGAGAAGAAGGATGTTGCTGGATCAGATGAGTCACCAGATAAAGCAGAGGTAATAACCGCAAAGAATAGAAACGGGCGTACCGGGGTTTCATTACTAGAGTTTGAACCACAGTACGCACGTTTCAATGAGTTTCATTTAGGTGCTTGGGACTTGTAGGTAAACTTTTTTGTGGTCATTATTGACAACAAAATCAATATTAAAACTGCGAGTAATGTCTCTAATTGAGGCATACGATTTACCATCTCGTAAAATACATTGAATGGCCAGTGGCTCACCATCGAGTACTGGCCCGTCTTCCCAAGATAATGTAGCATCAGACCCAGTGACAAGCCGAACAAAATCACGTATGGGCGCATAAGTCCTACCATTCTCAAGTAAAGCAACAATGTGCTT